AGTATAATCATGAAGCTGTAAATAAAGTATTAACTACAGATGCTGTATTACAGTATTTAGTAGGTAATGCTAATATGTTCATGACTATGATATATGATCCTGCTAATGCTTATAAGAGTAAGTCTGCTGACCCTATTCAACAGATGAAAGATACTTTCATTAATATAGGTAAGAGATTAGCTTCTGATATTGCTCCAGGTTCTGAAACTACAGGTAATCATGAATCTAAATACTTCCAAGCCTTTGTATCAGATAAAGCTTTAGATTCACTTAATTTAGGTCAATTACAAGGAATAATTGGTAAAGATGCTAAAGAATATACTAAATCTGGTATATTAAGTGAAGGTACTAATGCTCAGGAATTTACTACTTTATCTGAACAAATTAAACAATATTACTTTGAGGGTAAAATAGATAAAGTATTTTATGATGCAACAAGATTTGTTACTAACAGAGAAATTACTAAAGGTAATCATTATTACACTCAAGCAATTATAACTTACTTAAATCAAATTAACCCTGAATATGGTAAGAACTTTGAAGATATGATACTTCAAGTTGAGAAACCTGTTTATGTAGATAATAAGATTGATCCTGAATTACAACATGAAATAAGATATTATATTAAAACATCTGCTTACGCATTAACTCCTGAATTAACTTCTGGTAATGACTTAGATAACATAAGAATTGCTATGGAGAAACAGGGTATTAGTAGATTAGCATTTAGTTCAGGTATTAAGCTAGGTAACTTTACTAATCCAGTAAGTCTGTGGAATGAAGATGGAAGTATTAAGCCAGTTGAAGATATTGATTTTAGTAATAGTAAAGTATTACTTAATAGATCAGGATTTAGGATTCAACAGTTAATACCTTATGATGCAAGTAAGGCTACTATTAATAGAGTATCACAAGCTAGTAAGAACTTATTTTTAAACTTACATAAAGTAGATGGTTTTATTTATAATAATAAGTCTTATACTGGTGAAGAACTTGAAAAAATATATCATGAGCTTTATAACAAAATATTTGATATACAGAAACAAGAGTTTGCTGATGAGATAGGATATAATTTAGCTACTAATAGATTTAATAATACTGAAGAATCTATTAAGAAGATTAAGAAATTACTTGTTGAAGAGGCTACATCAAGAGAATATTCTCAGAATGATATAGAATCTATTGAACTGGATGATAGTTTAAAATTCCTAGCCTTTAATAGCTCTGCACAGAGATTAGAGTCTTTATTAAACTCAGTTGTACAGAATAAAGTACTTAAAATTCTAATGTCTGGAAAATCCTTTGTATTATCTACTGAGGAAGGCTATCAAGAAAAGAAAGTAAAACCTGAACAACTAATTGACAAAGGTATAATTTATACTAAAAACTGGACAGGTACATTATTACCTCAGAGAATTGAGAATGGTGTAGTTAAACCTGCACAAGCTATTGTACCATTTAAATTTAGAGATAATGAAGGTAATCTATTACATGTAGAAGATTTCATTGATAAGAAAACTGGATTAATAGATGCTAGTAAATTACCTCAAGAATTACTTAATTTATTTGGTATGCGTATTCCTAACCAAGGTTTAAATTCACAATCTTGGATAGAAATAGTAGGATTCATGCCTCATAGTTCTGGAGATGTGATAGTTGCTACTAGAGATTACTTAGTACAAATGGGTAGTGACTTTGATGTGGATAAACTATATACCTATAATTATAGTACATTCTTAACTAAATCTGGTAAATTAAAAAGATATAATAAGTCTAATGGAATTATTAATAAAGTTGTAGGTGAAGAAGTTAATCCAGATAAAAAGGAATTACTTAATTCTATATTAGATGTTCATTTAGCTATACATCAGAATCCTAATGAAGTAGTGCAAAAACAAACTTTAACTCCATTATCTGCATGGGAATTTGAAGGTTTAGCTAAAGAGATTGAAGAATCTAGAATTGATAAAATAGAATTTTCACCATTATCTGATCAATATCAACAGGATAAGAGATTAAATGCTTCTTCAGGTAAAGCTTTAGTAGGTATATTCTCTAATGTATCTATGTTTAATGCAGTTGCTCAGAATAAAGGATTATACTTAATTCATGGATATACTGAAGAAGGTATGGAAATTCCATTCCAACTTAGAATGGGAAGTAAAATAAGTAGAGGTAAAATAGGTGAAAATACAGCTATTGACTCAGATACTTATATTAGTGATGTAATTTCAGGTGCGCAGATGTGTGCTGTGGATAATGAGAAATTACAAGTATGTGATAAGTTTAACTGGAATGCTAATACTTCTAAGTATGTTAATATGCTTATGGTATTAGGATTTGGTCAGGAGTCAGCATTATTTACTGCACAACCTATTATAGTAGAGTATTTTAATAGAATTAAAGCTGAACAATCATCTATTAAAGACTATATTCCTAATCTTAAAGATGTTGTAATGACTGAACTTAAAAAGGAAGTTAAGTCTAAGATTAGAGATTTTAATGAAGAAACTTATGAAAAGACTTATAATAATGGTAAAGCATTATCTGTAAGTAATATGAAGGATGCTATCAAGGATGTAGATAAAGTAGATAAATATTATATTGAATTATCTGCTTTAGAACAACTTGAATACATGGAGAGTCCTGCTAATACTCTATCATCTGTAATGTCTGCTATCAATGTAGATAGTAAAGGTATTGATAAGAACTTACTTGAATCTATTAATAAGTATGATAATGTACTTAGGAATGTAATTAATGATCAATCTAAGTTAGTTAATTCATATAAACTATTACAGGATAATATCAATGGTGCTGCAACTAAGATACTTAAGCTTAATAATGACTTATGGAATAATATAATGCCCTATAAGAGTGATGGAGTACAATATTACTTTGATACTGTACTTAATATATTAGGTAAACAAGACTTATCTATAAGTAAGAAAGCTGAATTACAGAAACAAATATTTGATGAATTTAAATCTTATTTATTCAGTAAGTCAGATTTAGGTTTAACTGATGGAGAGCTGCTTTCTGAAAGAGAGAGATTGTTTAAAGATGATAATAACCTTGCTAATACTATATCTGAATTACAGAAACAAGATGTATGGAAAAATCACCCATTTATAGGTAAATTATACTTTGAGATTAATAAGAATGGATTACCTAGTATAGTTAAGATTAATGCTGCTCAGGAAGATGTATCTGAACAAACTACTATTATGGGAGCATATGATATGTTACTTAATAATAGAAGTATTGAAGGTACTAATTATACTACCAGAGAACTAATGCAAGATTTAGTACTAGGTGCTTATATATCAGGAGGTATACAACAAGCTCAACAGTATTTAAAGTATATTCCAGTAGCTTATATTCATACTATATCATTTGCTGAGAGATTAGTAAGTATGGTAGATAAGTTTAGTAATGGTGACTTCATGCAAATACCTACTATAACTGCTAGTCAATGGGAATTACCTTCATTTATTGTACAGTACTTTCAACATAATTCCGATAAGATAAAAAAAATTACAACGGCTGATATTACAGTAATTACTAAAACTGGACATATAGAGAAATTCAGTTCAAAACTTGAAAATCCTTCTGTATTTTTAAGTATGAAAGCTGATAAGAGAGCTAAAGGTTTGTCTAGGAATTATATTTATATGCATCAAGGTGAAGAAGTTAATGGTGAGGCTGTATACACTAGAATAGATAACTTAGGTTATACTGGATTTAAAGAGTATAATGGTAATATTAGTAATGATACTATTGCTAAGTCTATTATAGTTGAGAATAATGCTAATAACAGTATTGTACAGGCTGAAAGTACTAACATAGATAAAGGGTTTTCTAGAACATTTACTGAACCTAAATTAAGTACTAAACAACAACTTGAACTTGAAGATGGTGATAAGTATGTACTTGATAATGTACTGGAGAACATAGCTGTAAGTGACTCTATTGATCCTTACTTTAAACTAGTAGCTAGTCAATTAGTTGATAAATATGATACCAATCTATTTGTAGATACTACTTATACTGAAGGTGAAGGTAAATATGGTAATAAGACTGTATTTATTAATACTAATGGAGATTTAAATACTGTTAGTAAAAGAGTATTGCATGAGACTGTACACTCAATAATTGACCCTAAGATTAGATTATTTGAGCAAGGTAAGTTCAATGGTAGTCAAGAACAACTTAATTCAATGTTGAGGCTTAAATCTATATTTGAACAGTATAAAAATAAACTTACTAAGTTTAAATATGAAGAGTTTAATCAGTTCTTAAATCAAGTATCTAAGTATAAAGGACAGACTGGTGAAAAACTAGAGGTTACTCCTGAAGATATGAGCAAGTACTACGGTGCTACTAATATTAGAGAGTTTGTAACTATGGTTATGACTGATAAAGGGTTTCAACAGATACTTAATGAAATACCTTTTAATGATTCTAAAACATGGTTAGAAAAGATATTTGAAGAAATTACTAATGCTCTAAGTAAGTTCATTGGAGTTGATATTAAGAAAGGCAGTTCTTTAGAAGTAGCTGTACATGATGTACTTAGTTTAATTGAAAATAAGAATTATGAGGTTATTAATCAACAACAAAATATGATTAAGTATTATGAAGGTAATATAACACCTGATGCTAATACTATATTTGTATTTGGAAGTAATCCTGAAGGTAGACATGGTTTAGGGGCAGCTAAGATTGCTAAAGAACAATTTGGAGCTAAATATGGTCAAGGTGAAGGACTACAGGGAAATGCTTATGCATTGCCTACTAAAGATTTAAGAATTACTGAAAATAGAGGTTATAAGTCTACTAAACCTGATCAAATAATTAATAGTATTCAAAAACTATATGAAGTTGCTTTGCAAAATCCAACTAAACAGTTTAAAATTGCCTATAGGAATACTACTGATATGTCTTTAAATGGGTATACTGGATTAGAAATGATTGATATGTTTAAAGAAGCTGGGAGAATACCTTCTAATATTGTATTTAGTAAAGAATGGTATGATACAGGTATATTACAAAATAGTAATCAATCACAAGGTATTATAATTGAAAGTTTCTTACCTTCAACTAAATCTAAATTAGATGTTTTAAAACAGTTTAATGAACTTAATACTGATGGTACTTCTAAGAAGTTATCTACTAAGAATCAAGATTACTATAATCAGATGTTAAATAGAGCTATAGCTATTAATAAAGGTCAGAACTTATATAAAGCTATAGTTACTCAAACTACTGGTGAAGGAGTTAATAGTAGAGAAACATATTGGAAAATTAGTTTGGAAGAAAGAAAAGATATATCTTTGCTAGATAAAATGAATTATGTTTCAGATGAGGAAGTTCAAAATAAAATTAAACTCTGTAAGTAATGCTTTGTCCTGAAAAAAATACAAAAGATTGGAAGAATTTGCTAATAGCACTAGGTTCTGAAGAGGCATGTTATAGAGCTTGGATTGCAAATAATTATGAAATTCCTACTTTAGACCAATTAACTGATGAAAAGTTTAAAGATGTAATTCCTGAAAAGAAAGTACAACCTAAGTTTCAAGCAGCTATTGATAATTTAATTCAGAAGAGAGTTAAACTAAATAATAATCTTAATTCTCAAAAAACTGATAGAAAGGCTTATAAGATTACTCAGAAACAGATTGAACTAATTGATGAAGAAATAAATAAATTAGGTAAATTAAGTGCTGTTGAGGATATTATAGAACATGCTAATAATCAATTATCTGAAGTAAGTAAAATACTTAATAGTGATAATCTTACTGAGAATGATTTCTTACATGCTAAGAATACTATTAATCTATGGATGAAAGCAGGAGATTTTACTAATAATGAGAATATCTTCTTTAGTCCTGAAGAAATAGAGAATAGTGATAATGAAGATAGTGATTTATATGATATTAGAAATAAGTTCTTAGTATTTGGTAGAAAGGCTAATGCATTATCTAATCAATGGATTAAGAAAAGAGAGGGTATTATCAATAATTGGTTGCAGACTAGTTATGGTAAATCATTTCATGTATCAGTTAATGATGTATTAGAAGATATAGGTTTAGGTAAATCATTTTTACTAGATATAAGTAAGACTGATTATGTTCTAATACAAGCTATGTATGATTGGAATAGTAGAGCTAGTCAGGAAACTTCTAAAGAAGCTGGTAGAGTAGTTAAAGGTCTAAGTAAAGTATTTGAAGGTCTTAATAAGAAATATAGTAAGAAACAACTATATGAAATGTTAAGTCAGGAAGTTAGTAATACTGATCATAGAAAAACTGGTGATTTAGTATATAGATTTAGTCAAAAATACTTTGATTGGAAGAGTGAATTATGGAGTGGTTTAAAAAGTAAACTTAAATATAGTTTAGAGTTACAAGGTACTGAGAGAAATAAGTTTATTAGCAATGCTTGGCAAGAGTTTAATAATGAGTATAGAAAGAATAATACTGTTATTGATGTAAGAAAATTATTTCCTGATACTGAGTTATATGGTAAGCCATTTACTGATGAGGAAATAGCTGCTCATAAGAATGAGTTAATTAATATATTAGGTAATAAAGGTTATTTAGAGAATTTAGAAAGAGCTGGTAAAAAGGTAGAGAAATATAAATCTGATAGGGAAGTTGAACTTGAAGATATTAGGGATAAAGTAGGTGATAATGAAGCTGCTGTAATGCAAGAAATTGAGAAATGGGATTTAGAGAATAGTCCTTATTACTATGCAGAACAGTTTGAAACTGGCTTTAAACAGAGTATTGGAGGTAAATTAGTAAGTCCTAAAGGCTATAATTCACAAGTAGTTCCTAAGAAGATTGTAGAAGGTAAGAATACTGATTTCTATGATAGTAAATTTAGTGCTATAGAGAATGATAGTGATTTATATAATGTATACCAATATCTATTAGAAACACTACATGAAATTAATACTTATTTACCTGAAGATTTAAAAGAAGAAATTCATATAAATACATTACCTAAGATAAAGAAGAATTTATTAGAATTATTTACAGGAGGAGAGTTAGCTAATGGTTATAAAGGAATTTGGGATGCTTTTAAAGAAGCTCAAAGAGAAGGTATTGGAGGCACTGTTGAACCTACTTATCAAACTGACGTCAATGGTAATAAGATTAGGACTGTCAATACTGATTTTCTCACTCAAGACACTCAAAGGATTAAAGACTACGTAGATAGACAGACTATTATATATAAACAGTCTAACCCTGATGTAGATGTACTTAAATTAAAGAAACTACGTAAAGACTGGTCTAAAGATATAAAGAATGTAATAGCTGAAGAAAGTACTTTTGATATTGAAAAAGTAATTAAAGTATACTCATTAGCAGCAATTAGTTATAAACATAAGAGTCAGATTGAAGATTCTATGCAGTTAGCTCATAGCTTTATGCAGGATTTAGTTAAGTCTAAAGAGAATTTATCAGGTGAATCTATGAAGGATCAATTTGGAAATATTAAACCTGATACTAAAGCTCCTGAAAATCTAGCTAAACAATTAGAATACTTCATGGATAATTTCTATGGAGATAAGACTAAAGCAGTTGAATTAGCTACTAAACAAAAGGTATATACTGAAGAAGAAAATAAGATTAAAGCTGAGATTGAAGAATTATTAGGTACTGAAATTAGTGATTCTGATAAATTATTACTATATAAGCAGCTTAATAGTTTAGGTGGTTATAGAACTGGTGGTAGATTAATTGATATGGCTAACCAGTATATTAGAATGAAAGGATTAGCTTATAACCCATTTGCAGCTATTATAAATGCTAGTATTGGATATTTAAGTAATATAACTGAAGGTTCAGGAGGTAGAGTATATACACAAGATCAGCTTAATAAGGGCTATAAAGAATATTTATTTAATAGTAAGAAAGTAGAAGCTATTATGGAGAAATATAGTATCTTAGAAGAAATACAGTCTGAGATATATAATTCACCTAAATATGCTAAGAGTAAAAAATGGTTTGAACCATTTGGATTACAACATAAGACTGAAATGCTTAATCAGGCTCCTGTTGCAGTAGCTGTATTATTACATAAGAAAGTAATGATGGATGGCAAGGAAGTTTCATATTATGATGTTTTAGATGATGATGGGAACTTATTACCTGGAGTTGATTTAGCTGAGAATTATGAATTTAAGGCTATACAATTGATTAAAGAAACTATAAAGGATATTCATGGTAACTATGATAAAGATGCTCCTATATTAGCCAATAAATACATATTAGGAAGGTCTTTATTAGTATTTAGAAAGTGGATGCTAAACTCATTTTATAATAGATTAGGTTCTGAAAGATACTCTCTAGCTAAAGAAATGACTGATAAAGGTAGATGGATTTCTTATGGTACTTATTTTAGAGAGTATGGTGCATTAGCAGGTACTAAAGATTTAGCACTTAATTTCTTAAAGAAATTTGCATTTGGTAAGTTTGATATTCATACTAACTTTGATGAGAAATTAAGTGAAGTAGATGCTGCTAACATGAGAAAGAATTTAACTGAGTTAATGTTTTTAACAGTAGTATCAGCATTAGCATTATTACTTAAAGCTACATCAGATGATGATGAAGATAAAGTTAAATATTTATGTTTCTTTTGGATAAATAACTTAACTAGAATACAAACTGATATGTTGTTCTATGTAGATCCACAACAGTTTAAAACTATTCTTAGAGACCCTGTACCAGTAGCAGTACTTATTACAGATGCTCAAAAGACTATAGGTAGAACACTTAATTTATTAGGTGGGGGTGAAGATGAATATCAGCAAGGCCCACATAAAGGTCAATCTAAAGCTGGTGTAGCATGGAAGAAGATGATTCCAGGATTATCTATTGGAGATAGGTTTGATAATATGTATCAACAGATATTCCAGAAAGATCAATTCCTTATGAAGATGGTAAGTAATAAAGATGAGAATAAATAATACGCTAAATTTAAAAAAAATAATACGTCAACCCAATGAAAAGATTATCAGATAGTTTAATAGAATTACTTAATCTTAGGATTAAACAAGAACTGGAATCAGCTTACTTATATGAAGCTATGGCTAATTGTTTAGATTATAAAGGCTATTCCAATGCAGCTAAATTATGGAGAAAAGATGCTGATGGTGAGAAGGAACATGCTAGTTGGGCTGTAAAATATATGTTAGATATGGATGTAGAACCTGTAACTCCTACAATAGAAGCTCCTAAACAACAGTATTGGGAAACTATTAAAGAGTTGGTTGATGCTACTGTAATACATGAATACTTTGTAACAGATGAATGTAATAAGTTAGCTAAAGCTGCATTACTTGAATCTGATTTAGTAACACATCAATTTGTTGCTAGTAAGTATCTTGCAGAACAGATTGAGGAAATTTCGACTATGCATGAGAGACAGAAATATGTAACTTTATATGCAGGAGATAATTTTGCATTAGAACATTATTTTGAGGATCAATTAGGGTAAAATAAAGGGAGATTAAGTTCTCCCTTTAAATTATTATTTATTTCAAATTGTTTCTAACTTCTTCTAAAGTAAATTCCTTTACTAGAACTCCATTTAAAAATACAGTATTCAAGTCTCCTTGGGATTCTTCTTCCCAAGTACATTGATCCTTTAATTTACCATCTTTTACTTGTAATAAACCTTTAGCAGATTTTTTTAATCCTGAATCAGTTTTAGGATTCTTATAAATTTCTTTACCTATACCATTTATTTCTCCATAAGTGGCCTTCATAGCAAATCCATAAGTATCTCTAGTTACGTATTCATAAGTAAAACTACCTATTCCTAACACAAGATTACTTGCAGTAAATCCTTTATTTTCTAACTTAGATAATATTTGTTTTTGTCTATCATAATTAATAGAGTCTCCATAAATAAGTCCTACTTTAGGGTTAAGTACTTTATATACTTTATCATTAATAGTACCTCCAAATATATCCCAAAGGATTTGATAAGCTCCTCTATATTCAGACCTTTCTATAGATTCTTCATCTCCACAAATAATATCTACAGGGTCTCCACTATCAGGTCTAATAACTATTCTACCTTCTCTAGCAAGAATTTCTTCTTTAAGTGCTGGTAAATATTCAGTCATTACTTTCCAGAAATCCCATGTATCAGATACTATTGAGACTATGCCTTTAGGGTATACTTCTGTAATAAGTCTTTTAAAAGTTTCAAATTCTCCAACACCATCTCCACCCATACACATAACTGAGTGTTCTGTAGCTGGTACAGACCCCCCCTACAAATGTTTCAGAAGGATAATATTGATTTAGCCACTGAATAGCTGCTACGGTATCACTACCATTAAAACTCAATAAATGCCCTCCTCCAGACATACAAGCATCTTCTACTCCAGACATACCTCTAAATGAGAAATCATGCCCTTGCCAACAAATAAAGTCTTTAGGACTTCCTGTTAATTCAGAATGTCTTATAAATTCTTTTTTGTACATATATGCAGTAGTAGCAGAAGTCATTGGCTTCCATAGAATATTACTTAGTAAAGTTTCTAAATAATTAGTTAACCAGAAAAACTCAGGAATTGTGTTTTTAATTGATAGCATAGGAACTCCTATTGAACATAAAGTACCTTCAGATAAAGCCTTTAATTCTATTGGTAAATATCTCAAATCATGTAAAGCCTCTATATGATCTATAGGAATAGCTTCTGGGCCTAATGCTCTGTCCATTAAATTTGAGTATTCTTTCACAACTACTTCTTTACTTCTATTAAAGAACCCCTCATTCCATTGAGTAATAAGATACTCTTTAATTAAATACTGTATTCCAAATACTACAACTTCATTAGAGTCTTTATAAGCATATTTATTACTACGTGGAGTAAAATTACTATAAACTAATGTTGTTCCTTCTGGATATTGAAAAATGTGACCCGCCTTATAAAAATCTATAAGGAAAAGTGGATTAATTGTCATTATTATTATTTTTAAATTTACAATTATCAAAATGCCATCTAAGCATATTTGTTTTATTTGAACTTACCATATTACAATAGGGGCATTTAATCTTAAGTTTATTTTTATTTGCTAATCCTATTTTAACTTTAGTTTCCTCTGATTGAGACTTCCCTAACATTCCTTTATGTAACTCTTTTAATTTTTGTTTGTGTTCTTCGCTAAATTTAATACCTTTCTTTAAGTTAGAAAGTTTTTTCTTAGTCTCTTCAGAATGTTTTCTACCAATAGAATTTTCTCTAATAATTTCTCTTCTGATTTCTTTATTAGGATCATTAGTAAACGTATCTCCACCTAATCCTCCCTCAGCTATATTATAACCTATAGTTTCATCTGTAGCATTTAATTCTTTAATCCAGAAAATCTCTTTTTCGGAGAGCTCTTCTAACGAATTACATTCTTCAAGTATTTCCTTCTTAAAGTTTTCTCTGCCGTATTTTTTAATAGCTCTATCTAATATAGATCCTGATCCTAAATAGTAATTTCTATTGTTGGCGTCTTTACCAACATAAAATTTACCATTAATTAAATTTGTAGTTTTGTATATAATCATAATACTACAAATATAAGAAAAATTATCGAGTTTTACAAACTAATCAATTAAAAATAATGGATTAATCCTCATAATTATAATTTAAAATATTTAATGTTAATACTAATGTTTGATATGCATCATTTAGTCCTGCCCTATCATCTAATAAAATGTTATAATAAGGTTTTGTTGTCTTCATTATTGGAGACGAGTTTATATAATCAGGATGAATAGTCATAGCTTCACAACTCCTAATTATCTGATCTAATTTTTCTCCTTCATTGCCTGTGAATAGAATTAATTTAAATTCGTCTTTTCCAGATAAAAATTTTAATAGTTTTTTAAGTTTAGGATAAGTATCTCCAACTTTATGAAAATCCCAAATAGTATTATCAAAATCAAAAGCTATAAATAATGAATTATGGGCTTTAAAATCCTTTACCAATCTATCAACATTTTCATATAAATCTAAATATCTGTCTGCTTTCATAAATTAATATCAATTTGTTTAATATAAGGATCATATATAGTAGAAAAAGAATTAGTACAATATACATCTTTAAAAATACTTTTAAATATTTCTACACCTTTACTAAATATTCCATGTGTAATTCCTAAGTATAGATTACCTGCATTTTTTTTCTTTAATTCTTGAGCAAGTCCTATAAAAGTACCCCCACCATCACATATATCATCTATAATTAAACAATCTCTACCAAGTAAATCATTAGAAAATACTTCAAATCCTGATAATGCCCCAGTTTTAACATCTCTAACTTTATCACACTTAATTAAATCTAATCCTAACTCAATAGATAGTTTATTACATTTTTTATTAGCCCCTGCATCAGGTGATATTAATACAGGATTAATTGCAAAATCTGCTAGTATTTCTTGAACAAAGAATTTATTAGAAATATTTATACAATTATTTAATAATGCTGGAGCTACATCAGAATGAGAATCAACTACATAAATTTTATTAAATTTAGCAGAGTTTATTATTTCTGTAAATATTTTTAAAGTAAAAGATTCTCTATCAGCGCATTGTCTATCTTGTCTTGCATAGGGAATATAAGGCATTACAAGTTCAAAATATTTAACTCCCACTCTTTCAAGAGCATCTTTTAGAA